ACTCGGCGCGGCAGCGGGACTACCTCCTGGAAGCGAAGGAGGCCACCACCCAAGCCGAAGTGCTGGCCATCTTCCAGGCGGCCAAGCAGGCGGGCGCGCCCGTCGCCTACCAGGAGCAGATCAAGGCCATCGGGTTGACCAAGCCCGCAACCACCACGCCGAACCCCGAGCAGTCGGCGGAGGCCGAGCAGCAGACGCCGCCCCCGCCCGAGGACGGCGAGGAGGTCTACGAGGCGGAGTTCGTCGACGACCCGGCCGACGTGCAGGGAATCTGGTTCCAGGTCATCGCCGCGGCCGGCGCGCACAACCTGACGACGGAACAGGTGGAGGCCGGGTTCGCGCAGCGGCACGGCGGGCTGCACCCGTCGGGCGCGACGGTCGCGCAGATGACCGGGTACCTCGCGGCCGTCAAGGCGGGTGAGGTCCAGTGACCTGGTACCTCGACCGCATGTGCGGATTCGACCTGGAGACAACCGGCGTCCGCCTCGAAGAGGACCGCATCGTCACCTCCTGCGTCGTCCACTGCGGCGGCAAGCAGCCCACCCAGTCCTTCAACTGGCTGGCCGACCCCGGCATCGAGATCCCCGAGGGCGCCGCGAAGGTCCACGGCATCACCACCGAGCGCGCCCGCGCCGAGGGCCGCCCGGCCGCCGAGGTCGTCGAGCAGGTCATCGCCGCCCTCGCCGAGTCGGTAGTCGCTGGCCTGCCGATCGTCGCGATGAACGCCTCGTTCGACCTCACGATCCTCGACAGGGAGGCACGCCGCCACGGAGTGCAGCCCCTCACGGACATCGTGAGCAACGGCCTCCGCGTCATCGACCCGCGAGTCCTCGACAAGCAGGTCGACCAGCGGCGCAAAGGGCAGCGCACCCTCACCGCACTGTGCCAGCACTACCAAGTGCCCCTCGACGGCGCACACACGGCGGACGCCGACGCCATCGCCGCGTGCCGAGTCGCATGGCGGCTGGGCTCCGTGTTCCCGCGGCTTGGGGAAATGAGCCTCGACGACCTGCACCAGGCCCAGATCAAGTGGGCCGAGGCGCAGGGCCGTTCGCTGGCTGGCTACTTCCGACGGACGCCCGGCAAGGAGCACTTCGCCGACGGCGTGCGCGTCGAGTGGCCTCTCGTCCCGGCGCCGGCCGGGGGTGAGGCGTGATGTTCGTTGCCCGCCCCCGATACGCCGCCCTCCGCGCCCGCTACCAACAGGTCGTCGAAGAACGAGACGACGCCGTGAAACTCGCCGCGGAACGCCTGTCGACCATCACCCGCCAAGCCGAAGAGATCACCCGGCTCCGCGACCACACCCCGGACACCCCGCTCCCGCAGCCCCGGCCCGTTCAGGGCGACGCGGAACTGCGCCGGCAACTGCACCTCGCACGCCGGGCCTTGGCCTCACTCGACCAGCAGTGCCGCACCTTGCAGTCCTCGAACGAGGCGCAGGCCCGGGAACTCCGCGACCTCCGCGAGGGGAGCACCTCGTGACCGAGCAGATCGCTGTAGGGGCGTGCGCGCTCATGGTCAGCCTCGCCGGGCTCACCGCCGTGGCCCGGGTGTGGCCTGCGACCGTCCGCGGCCGACACCGGGCCCCACTGCTCCGGCCGGTGGAAGCCCTCGTACAGGTGACGACGCGCTGTCGGGCCGAGGGCCGCGACACGGTCCATGCGCGGACCCGGGTGACGAACGAACTGATCTGCCGCTCCTGCGGCCACTTCTCCACGGAGGGACCCCAGTGACCACCGCGCCCACCCTCTTCGACACCACCACACCGGCCCTCCTGGCACCGCCTGTGCTCGAGACCCGGCCCCTCGTCGTCGGCCTCGACATCGCCCTCATCACCTCCGGCGTGGCCGGCCCCGGATGGGCCGACCACTTCCGCACCGGCGACCGCCGCGGGGAACAGCGCCTCACCCACATCGTCGAGACCGCAGCCACCTTCTACCGCAACGCCGACTTCGTCCTCATCGAGGGCGCCGCCTACTCCATGGCCAAGCAGGTCGGCCACGACGAGATGTCCGCCGCCCGATGGATGATCCGCTGCGACCTCTGGTGCCGCGGTATCCCCTTCGCCGTCGTCACCCCCGACTCGCGCACCATCTACGCCACGGGGCGCGCCCGCTGGAAGGACGAGGAGGGGAGGAAGCTCACCCCGAAGCAGGTCAAGGGCAAGGTCCGTGACGAGGCGTCCCTCCGCTACCAGCAGGACTTCAGTGGTACGGCCCGCTACGACGAGGCCGACGCCTACGTACTGATGGCGATGGGCATGGACTGGCTCGGCTACCCGCTGGCCGAGGTCCCGGAGACCCACTCCCGGGCGCTGAAGGGCGTGGCCTGGCCGACGACCACCGTGGCGGTGGCGCGATGATCAAGAAGATTCGGACCGCCACGCACAGGCCGGCCGTCAGGCGCCGACGCTTCCGCCACGACGAATACGTCGCCGTCGACCTCTTCAGCGGCTTCGGCGGGCTCACCAAGGGCATCGAGGACGCCGGATTCACCACGATCATGGCCGCGAACCACAACGAGTACAAAGTCCAGGTCCACGAGCGGAATCACCCCGACGCCGAGCACTGGATTGCCGACCTGGTCGACCCTGACGCCGCCGACTACCACTCCGCCCGCGACCTTCCCTCGGCTGACCTCTTGGCCGCAGGAGTGAGCTGCGTCAACCACTCACTCGCCAACACGATCAAGGCGTACGAGCAGGGCCAGTCCCTGTTCGAGCTGGAGGACCCCGACTACGAGGCGCGCGTCACCAGGTCCGAGCGGGACCGAGCGACCGCGAACTGCGTCCTGCAGTACGCCGCCAAGCACCACCCGCGACTCATCCTCGTCGAGTGCACCACCCAGCTCACCTCATGGGGGCCCGCGGTCCAGGGCAAGGCCAAGGTCGGGGACGGCAGCACCTACCGGTGGTGGCTCAACCAGTTCGATCTGCTCGGCTACCGGCACAAGGTCCTGTACCTCAACAGCCAGTTCTTCGGGGTCCCGCAGTCCCGGGACCGCGGCTACTGGGTGTTCGTCGACAAGTCCCTGCCGATGCCCGACCTGGAGCACCGGCCCGTGTCGCACTGCGGGCGCTGCGACAAGGACGTCGAGGCGGTGTGGACGTGGAAGACCGGCATCACTCCGACCGGCACGGTGATGTACGGCAAGCAGTACGAGTACCGGTGCCCGTCCTGCCGCCGCCCCGTCGTCCCGCCGATGACGCCGTCGCTGGCCGCGCTCGACCTCACCGATCTCGGCAGGCGCATCGGCGACAAGCCGGTCAAGACGTTCAAGGACGGCTTCGTCGGGCCGCTCGCGCGGTCGTCGATGGCGCGAGCGGAACGGTGCCGCCGCCGCTTCGCCGACTTCCCGGCGATCCTCATGCCGGCGAAGGGCGTGCACGGCTCGGAGCGGCTCCTGCTGCAGCCGATGGCGACGCAGACCAGCCAGCAGGAGACCGCGATCCTGTCGACCGGGCCGGTCGTCCAGCCGCTGTGGGCCCAGGACGCCGCTGACGGACTGGCCGCACCGGCGATGGCGCTCGCGGTGGACAACTTCCAGGGTGCCGCGCGCGGCGCCGGGGAGCCGCTGCCCACCCAGGTCGGGTCGGAGACCCTCGCCGTGCTGTCCTCCGGTGTCATCCCGTACCGGAAGAACACGCTGCCCACGCTGCACAGCGAGGCGATGCCCACCTTCACCTCGGAGCAGATCCCGGCGGTGCTGACGGCCGCCGGCTGGTACAAGCAGAACGGCCCCAGTGGGAACGAGACCGCGCCTCACCCGGTCACGGACCCGCTCGGCACTCTCACCTCACGTGACACGACCGCGCTGCTCATGGCCCAGTGGCAGGCGTCGCTCGCCGAACTGCCGCTTGAGGACTGCTTCTACCGGATGATGGCGGCGCACGAGATCGGCCGTGGCTGCGGCTTCGACGTCGACTTCAACGACTACCGCGGCTCCTTCACCGTCTGGGGCTCCGCCCGTGACCAGGTCGACGGGTTCGGCAACGCAGTCTCCCCGAAGGTCGGTACCTGGATCGGGGCCCGGCTGCGGGCCGTCCTCCACGGGACGGTGGCGGCATGAGCCACTACACCGGGGCCGTTCCCAACACCAAGCGCCGTGACCCCGTGTGGCAGGACGACGCGCTCTGCCGCAAGGACGACGTCGACAAGGAGCTGTTCTTCCCCGACCGCTCCGACAAAAAGGCCATCGCCGAAGCCCGGAAGGTCTGCTGGACCTGCCCCGTCATCCAACGCTGCCTGGAGTACGCGTACCGCAATCAGGAAGACCGCGGCACGTGGGGCGGCCTCACCGAGTGGGAACGGCGCGCCAAGCACGGCCGCAGCCGCAAGGACACCGGACGCGGTGCGGGCATTCAGGCACCGGGCCGCCGCAGCAAGGCCGCCGCATGACCGGCCGAAAGCGGCGCCGCGCCCCGCCGTCAGTCCCGGGCGGACTCCTCGACTGGACCGACTCCTCGCACTGGTCCTGGACCGCCAAACCCTGCCGCTACTGCGGCAACGACACCAACCTCCGCGACAGCAAGCGGTCCCCGGCGCACAAGACGTGCGCCGAGACCGCCCTCGCCCAACAAGCCGCAGAAGCCGTCGACATCTACCAGAACGGAACCCTGTAAATGCCCAAGCTCAGCCCCGCCGACGTCCCCGAGGTCAAGCTCGACGCGGCCGCCGCAGCCGTCGAAGCCTCCATGACCCGCGAGCAGCGACGCGGCCTCTTCGAGAAGCCCGGCACCGTCGTCTACGCCATCGTCGAACTCACCTCGAAGTCCTACACCGGCCACGCCGAGGACGAGGACAAGCCCGCACAGGTCAAGGTCCGCGTCACCGGCTGCGAGGTCGCCCGCACCGACGAGGACGCCAAGTCGCTGATCGAGGCCCGCCGTGCGATGTACCGCGGCCGGCAGATCGACGGCACGTTCGACGAGGTCGGCCAAGGCCCGATGCGCCCGGATGCGTCGCTCGCCGACCTGATGGCGGACAAGCCCACCGAGGGCGAGCTGAAGGAGTACAAGCGGCGCCGCGAGCAGGAGCGCCAGGACGAGTACGTCCGCTAGCCATCCGCCCGGCGGCCGGCCCCCCACGGCCGCCATTCCCGGGGCCCGCGCTTCCCCCAGAGCGGGCCCCGGGACCCACAGCAGAAAGCCCCGCACCAGCACGGTGCGGGGCCCCGGGGCAGAGAGGAGGAGACGGTGTCAGGACTCGGCGATGTTCCGCGCGGCGTTGATGTCGCGGCTCAGCTTCGGGGCCGGCGCAATCCGCGCGACCCACTCGCGCGTCATGCCAGACCAGCGCGCCATGTCCGACGGACCGACACCCTCGGCGCGCCACTGCACGAACAGCTCGCGCAGCTCTCCGTCGGCGCGCTTGAAGGCCTCCTCGGCCCGTGCGCGCTTCTTCGCAACGGCCCTGATCTGAGTCTCGGCATCGGTCATACGGGCCATGTTGCCATGCGCGGTCACAGTTCCGCTACGCGATCGCGGTATGCGGTCGCGAATGGCGTATGCGAACGGTATTCTCATTGCAGGGTAGATCGAAAGCCGCCCTGAACTGGGGGTTCCTTCGACATGCCCTGATCAGCACAACCGAGAGAAGGACCGTTGAGCCTCGACGCGCAGGACTGGGTCTGGAACCACTCCCAGGCCAAGAGCACCGCCCGCCTGGTGCTGCTCGCCATCGCCGATAAGGCGTCCGGCGCCGACTGCTCTGCGTACGCGGGCACCACCATGCTCATCCAGCGCGCCAACGCCGCACGGTCCTCCGTCATCGTCGCCGTCGACCGCCTCGTCGAGTCCGGCGAACTCGGCATCGTCGAAGGCGTCACCGGCCCCCGCGGCGAGACCCGCTACACCCTCCCCAAAGCCGTCGGTCACCGCCGCGAAGGGGGTCCGAAATCCGGACCCCCTCGGAATTCGGACCGGTCCGAAAACCGGACCCCCCGGGGTACGGAATCCGGACCCCCCCGGTCCGAAAACCGGACCCCTACCGGTCCGAAATCCGGACCCCATAACGCAGTTAACGCAGAGACAACAGAAGGAACGCAGAAGAGAGAGCCGCGCACCGCACACAACACCAGCGCACCGCAGCCACAGAGGCCCCGGCCTGACGGCCGCCTCCCCCTCGACGAAGCCGACTTCCGCATCACCGACACCATGCGCCGCTGGGCAGGCGCCACCTTCCCCAGCCTCGACATCGAGCACGAGACCCAGCAGTTCATCAGCCACCACCGCGCCGAGGGCAGCCGCCGCCACTCCTGGCCCGACGAATGGCAAAAGTGGATTCGCCGCTCCGCGAAGTACGCGTCCGAGCGCGCCGCACGACCATCGCTCCGCTCCGTGTCCGGCGACTGGCAGCCCTACACCAACCCCACCGACCACTCCGTCTACGAGAACGGATTCTGACCATGACCGAACCCGAGAACCTCACAGAACACCGCCCCTCCGCACTCGCCAACCTCATGGCCGGAATCGCCGAGCGCCACCCGCAGATCCAGGCCGGCCCCGTCGAAGACGAACCCACCCCCGACGAGCCCGGCCACCCCGAATACCACCGCGCCCGCCGCGCCGAATGGGCCCTCGGCCGCTGGACCACAGCCACACCGCCCCGCTACCGCCAAGCCACCACCACCCACCCCGACATCCAGCAGTGGGCCGACAACGTCGGCACCAACCCCGAGACCGCCGGATCCCTCCTCCTCACCGGAACCACCGGCACCGGCAAAACCCACCAGGCATACGGCGCCCTCCGACGCATCGCCGAAGCCGGACCCCACCGCTACGAGATCATCGCGACCACGGCCGCCGACATGTACGGACTGCTCCGCCCCAAAGGATCCGAGCGCGGAACAGAAGCCGAACTCGAACGACTCGCCCGCATCCCGCTGCTCCTCCTGGACGACCTCGGCTCCGCGAAGTCCAGCGAATGGACCGAGGAGGTCACCTACCGGCTCATCAACGAGCGGTACAACGCCTGCCTCCCGTCGATCTACACCAGCAACCTCCCCGCCACATCGCCCGACGGCCGAGACATCACCAGCGCCCTCGGCGAACGCATCGCGTCTCGCCTCTCCCAGGACACCCACGTTGTCGCGATGGCCGGCCCCGACCTCCGCCGCGGACTCAGGAGCGTCTCGTGAACGCCGACGACCCCCGCATGGCCAACGTCGAATGCGAACTCGCCCGGCTCGACTACGAGAACGGCAAGAACGGCCTGGAGATCGCTGAGGGATGGGTCACTGCCTGCCTCCACGCGGTCTTCACCATCCGCGAGCAGCGCGCCAAAGACCCCCGGTCCTTTCCCGGATACGGCGACGCCACCCCTGAGGAAACCGCCCGCCGAATTGTCGCCCGCCTGCTCGACGCGGGATGGCGACCGGCAGACGCCGACTGTCTCGACCTGCCACCCGTACCCGACGCAGCTGGGTGACCCGAGCCCCCGAGCACGCCATCCGCTGCCCCTGGTGCAACGCAGCCCCCAGCAACCGCTGCACCACCCCCCGCGGCCGCCGACTCCCCATCCCCAGCCACGACGCCCGCATCACCGCATGGACCACACAGGAGGACCCGTGCCCGACATCACCGACGCCGCCCTCACCGTCATCCGCGCCGCCCTCCAAGACGCCCACCTCCTCGACGAAGACCACGACGCCAGCACCCGGCGCGTGGCCCAGTACCTGATCAGCAGCGGCTACACCATCACCCCCGACATCCGCGAACAGCCCGCCGCAGCCTGACCGCACCCCACCCACACGACAGGACACACCCCATGACCAACCACCGCCCCGCCACGACCATGCGAGAGATCCGCGAAGGCCTCGCCCACGTGAAGCCCGACGTCCCCGAGCCCACCGTCCTCCCGACCCGCTACGCCGTCAGCTGCCTGCCCGAAGGCCACGACGACCGGTGGACGTTCACCATCCAGATCCGCTACCGAGGCCGCGGCCGGTACGCCATCGAGCACGGCATCCGGCAGTACGGCACCGACGGGACGTGGTCCTACGAGCCGGACTGGGCCGAGGACGGCAGCGACGAGAAGGCCGAGGACGCGTGGCTGGACGCCCACCGCTTCGACCACGACACCGCGCTGCGGCTGGCCAAGGAGCTGGCGCCGCGGCTCACCTACCGGGGCCGGACCGTCGCCGACGCACTCACCGCCTGACCGCGCACACGCAACCCCCCACACACCGCCCACCAGCCCGCCACCAGGCCCCGTCCACTACTGAACAACCGGTCAGTAACACCACCGCCCATACTGAACAACCAGTCAGGAGCAGCACCCGTGACCGACCGACCGCCCGACACCATCCGCGCCTTCAGCTTCGGCGGCGGCCAACAATCCGTCGCCTGCCTCGTCCTCGCCAGCCAAGGCCGCATCGACTACCCGCTGTTCCTGTTCGCCAACGTCGGCAAGGACAGCGAGCAGCCGGAGACCCTGCGCTACGTCGAGGAATACGCCCGCCCGTTCGCCGCCAGCCACGGCATCGAGCTCGCCGAGCTCAGCCGTGTCGGTCGAGCCGGGCCGCGCCGCGGTGAGACGCGCACGCTCCTTGCCGACCTGGAACGGCCGGACTCGAAGAGCATCCCTATCCCGGTCCGTATGGCCGGGGCCGGTCCTGGCACCCGCCAGTGCACCGACCGCTACAAGATCAAGGTCATTGCTGACGAGCTGGCCCGGCGTGGCGCCACCGAGGAGCGGCCGGCGACCGTCGGGATCGGGATCAGCCTCGACGAGATCCACCGGGCGAACAACCGGAGCCGCATCCCGCACGAGAGCGTCACGTACCCGCTGCTCGAACTCGGGTTGCGGCGCACCGACTGCCAGCGCGTCATCACCGCCGCAGGGCTGCCCGTCCCGCCTAAAAGTGCGTGCTGGTTCTGCCCGATGAAGCGGCCGACCGAGTGGCACGAACTGCGCCGCACCCAGCCCGAGCTGTTCGAGCATGCCTGTGCCCTGGAGGACCAGCTTGTCGAACGGCGGACCCGTCTCGGCAAGGACCCGGCGTATCTCACCGGGCTCGGCCGGCCGCTGCGCCAGGCGATCCCCGAGGGCGTCGACCTGCTGCCGATGTTCGACGAGGCCGACGGTGCCTGTGACTCCGGCTACTGCTTCACCTGACCGCAGCACCGGCCGCCCCCTGTCGCAACCAGGGGGCGGCCGGCCCGGACATCCTCTCGCACGATCAAGGAGCCACACCATGACCGACCCCCGCATCGCTGTCCTGTCCGCCCTGTCCTCGCCCGGCTGGCATCCCGTCCCCGAAGCGCACGGCATGCCGTGGGATGAGGCCGAGCAGCTGCTCGCCGCCTACGACGCTTCCCGAGCTGCCGCTGTGCCGTCTGCGCCCGCCGACCGGGAGGCGGGACCCGCCGCGCTACGCGAGGCCGCCGCGTTCTACGAGAGCGTGATGCAGCAGTCGCTCGATCCCGACCGCGACCCGCGGTACTGCACCGCGGTCCGGGACGTCGTGATGGGACTGCGCCACAGGGCCGACGAGGCGCAGCAGGACGCGACGCAGCTCCCGTACATCCACGTCGATGACGACGGCGACCAGCTCGACATCGGCGCCGTCATGGCCAGCACCTACGACGGCGAGGCCCCCGTCGTGTACGTGGCCGCCGACCAGCACCAGGGAGACCAGGTGGCAACCGTGTATGTCCGGCCGGAACGCGTGGACGAGGTCATCGCAGCGCTGCGCTCGGCACGTCAGCAGGCCGAGACGCTGCCCGCCGTCGGGGCGCAGCGGCCCGAGACGCAGGCCGAGGACCCAGCACGCATCGACCGTCTACGGCCCGAGTTCTTCGAGCACGCCAGCGTCGAATCGATCGACGTCAAGATCCAGCGGGCACAGAGGCAGCAACGCCAATGGGGGAATCGACTGCAGACGCTGACCATCCTGCGACAGGCCCGCGTCATGCAGAAGGAACTCGGCGAGTGGCCCGCCGCCGTGTCCCAGCCCGGCAAGGAGGCCTGACCATGGCCACCAACCCGAACACCGGCGGTTTCACCGGGATCAGCCTCGCGGGCACCTGGGAGTGCGGCAGCTGCGGCGCCACCGGCGACGGCTGGTACGACGAGGACGACGGCCTCGTCCTGCACGACGAGAACGGGCAGCCCCTCGCTCCCGACGACCACGTCTGCGGGGAGTCGTCGTGATTGCTGAGGCCATCGACACCGCTGTCTCCGTCGGTTGGGCCATCGTCGCCTGGATCGTCCTCACATCGGCCGCCGCCTGCCTCGCCCTCTACACGGCCGTGGTCGCGGTCGCCACACCGATACGGGCCGCGTACCGGGCACTCACGGCCGCTCTCGCCGCCTGGCGCGCCCTCACCGCACTCGCCGAGCGTCCCGACCGGTACAAGCCCCGACAGCGCCCGCTGTGGGCCGCCGCGTGAGCCGCGTCGATTGGGGCTGGGTCCTCGGCGTCGCCATCACCTGCTGGCCGTTCGCGTTCTGCGCCCTCCTCGCCATCCGGCGGGGCGGGCGCGCCCTCACCACCCACATCCACACACGGAGGACCCGATGACCACGCCGCCCCGCCACTTCCAACTCCACCGCGACACCGACATCTCCGGCGTCAGCGGCACCGGCCACGTCGCCGACGGCGTCATCTTCAGCGACGGCCACGCCGCCGTCCACTGGCTCGGCCGCTGGCCCACCACCACCCCCCACCCCGAGGGAATCGTCTCCGTCAAGGGCGTCCACGGGCACGGCGGCGCCACCCGCATCGTCCTCCTCGACAGCCCCGAGGCGCGCCTCGCCCGCATCGCCGACGCGCACGTTCCGGAGCAGTTCCCCGGCGGCCTGGTCAGCGGCCTCTGCGTCGAGTGCGAGCAGCGGTACCCGTGCCCGACCCGCGTGTGGGCCACCACCGAGCGCGATCCGCTCGCGACTTGGGACCCGGCCGACGACGACCCGGAGGCGCAGCGATGACCAACCACGGCCGCTTCCTCTGCGCCATCTACGCCGCCGTCACCCTCTGGCTCGCCCTCTGCACCATCGCCACCCTCGGCCACGTCCCCCTCTGGACCAGCATCATCATGGCGGCCGCATCCATCGCCACCATCGTGGCCGGCCTCCGTGAATCCACCCACGCCGACGAACAACGGGCGCTGCGCGGCGAGCTGGAGCGTGCAGCCCGGCCCGCGGTTGTCCGGCCCGTGATCAGCCAGGCCGAACGCGCGGCCTTCGACGAGCTGGTGGCTGGGCTCGGCATGGACGACGCGGCATGACCGGGCCGAGCCGTACACCCCGGGGCGAGCACACGCCCGCCCCGGGCGCCACCTGGCAGCAACTCGCCCGCACCGAGCAGGTCATCGACGACGACCAGCCCGACCCCGCACCGAACCGCGCCACCCGGCGTGCCATGCAGCGCGCAGCACGGAGGAACAAGTGAACGACCTCGCCCCGATCCGCCACACCGTCGACACTCTGAACAGCGACTCACTCGACGCCCTGTACACGAGCCTGGAGCGAGCCGAGGCCGCCATCGACCGAGCGCAGGACGCCGCTGCTCTCCACCGCCAGGGACTGCTCACCACAGCAGAGCTGTACGCCGTGATCGAGGCCACCCCCGCGCCCGGCCCGGCAGCGACCGAAGCGACCGAGCCCGCCGACATCCAGCTCACCCGCAAGCTCGGCCACGGCCTCATCGTCACCGCTGCCCCGCCCCGAGCCCGCATGGCGCTCGCACTCCTCAACATGCCCAGCTGCGGCGCAGGCGTGGTGAACGCCGGACAGATCAACATCGGCGACCAGGTCCTCTACCAGGTGACCGGGTACGACCCCGAGCACGCGTCGCTGCTGCTGGAGTTGGTGGAGGACTGGCGGCCCAAGCCCGGCGCCACGCTGACCGAGGCCGACGTCGAGGAATTGAAGGCGCGGTGGCTGGCCACGTACGGCAACAATCAGGGCGCGCACCCCGTGACAGAGCTGCGCCCGACCGGAGAGGAGCAGCCCGGTGTCTGACCTGCACGGCTGGATCACCCAACAGATCGACCACACCGAAGCCATCGCCCTCGAAGCGACACCCGGCCCCTGGCACGTCACCGAGTACAACTGGTCCACCGACTTCGACGCCGGCATCGGCACCTCGCCCGGAGAGGTCGACGTCGTCGGCCACGGCTACGAAGGCGGCGGGGTTGAGTACCTGCAGGATGCGATGCATATCGCCGCCCATGATCCGGCCGCCGTGCTGCGCCGCTGCACCGCAGACCGCAAGATCCTCGAAGTACACAAGCCCCACGGCGGACGCGGATACGGCGGCCACGCCTGCACCGGATGCGGCGAACTCAACGAGGACTGGGCTGTCGAGCACGCCAACGATTGCCCGACCCTGCTCGCGCTTGCCGAGGGCTACGGCCTGACCTCGGAGGCCCTCACGACCATCGACCGGCCGATCCCAGAGCCGTACGTCGTTCGCTTGTCAGGCCCGCGCCCGGATACCCGTCGTGTCCCGCCGGCACTGCGCGGCCCCAACTGGAAGGCGCGCCCGTGATCGCCCACGACCAGGCCAGCGAGCCCGCCCGTGCGCTCCTCGCCGCGTTCGACGAAGTCCAGCTCGCCGAAATGCTCGCCGCGGCCAGTACCCGAGTCCGTCGTATCCGGGAGCTGCACCGGGAGGACTACGGGTCCTGCGCCGAATGCACGCACGAGTCTGGCGTGGCGTTCCCGTGCCCCACCATCCGCGCGCTCAACGGCCCGCCCGTGGCATCCTGAACGGGTTCCCTCGTAGCTCAACTTGGCAGAGCGCCCGGCGGGGAGGTTGCGCGTTCAAATCGCGTCGAGGGAACGCCCGCTCCCACGTAACGCGAAGGCCCCGACCATCTGCCGGTCGGGGCCTTCGTCGTGTGCGGGGTGTCAGCCCCAGGTGGTGTCGCTCACGGCGCCCACTCCTCTGCCTTGTAGCCAGGCCGGTCAGCGTAGGCCAGGGCGAACATGCGTAGCGTCCGTTCCAGCGCAGACGCGAACCCGCTCGTGAACGTCTCGTGGTAGTCGTGGGCGCGTTCGGCGAGGCGTAGCAGGTCCCGCTTGGCGTCGACCTCCCGCAGTTCCTGAGGCGACCGCTCTTGGTACGTCACATTGGCGGGGTCTTCGGTGGCCCCGCAGTAGAGGCAATCGCCGTCGTCCTCGTCGACGGAGGGCTCCAAGCACCAGGGCTCATGCCAGGCAGGCACCGCGATCGGGGACGCGTCGGCGTCGAGCTGGGCACGCAGCCACTCCACCAGGTCATCCATCGTCAGCTTCCTTCCTCGGCCGATTCGTACCCGAGCCTGAGTAGCCCGCCTCGATGTCCTGCACCGTGCGAAGCGACACACCGAGCATCGTCGCGATCTTCCGGTACGACACCGGTTTCGGCTGCTTCGCCCGCTGCTCCAGCACGAACCGGCGGCGGTCCTCCCGCCACTTCTTCGCCCGGGCGGCCTGATCGGCGAGCACCTCGCTGATTGCTCGCGCGCGCTCCTCCGGGTCGGGGATCGCCTCCACCTCGTCCATGGCGTTGATCACCCGCTGAGCCTCCTCGGTCACACCCGGCCTCATCTCGATAGGGCGGGCCGCTTGCCATGAGTGTAGGGGGTCCCATACATTCAAGGAAGCAGCCCAACGCTGCTGATGCACAAAGCCCCCGGCCCGGCGCTGCGAACGCCACATGGACCGGGGGCACCCACCCTGACTCTCACGAAAGGGCAGGCAATGCCCGACTTTACCGACCGCGCCCCACGCAGCGAAGCCCCCCGCACCCTCCTGATCACCATGGCCGACCGCCTCGACCAGGACCCCGAGCACGACCCCGGCGCACCGCTTGCCCCCGGCGAGCGCATCGACCTGGTCCGCGACCTCAGCGGCGACAACCCCAGCGCGCTCCTCGACATCACGCCGCCCATCACTGCGCCGATCAGCCGCAGCGCCTACGCGGCCCGGCTCCGCACGATCGCGGGTGTCCGATGAGGGAGCCCGTCGACACCGACCCGCAGGCCAGCGCCGCGGAACTCCTGCGCCGCGCCCAGCAGGACTACGCCGCCACGCAAGCCGCCGCCCGCGAAAAGCAAGCACAAGGCGGACCCGGCACACGTCAGGGAATCCTCCCGGGCGGAGGCGCCCGCTGATGGGCTTCTTCCTCGACCGCCGTCTGAAGGCCGCGAACCCGTACGCGTCGAACCCGTCCACCAAGGACCGCGAGAAAGCCGCCCACAAGGCCACCAAGGAAGGCCGCCGCACCGGCGGCTCCCGCCGCAGCGTCCGCAGAAACGCCGCCCAAGGCCAAGCCTGGGATGACGCCGATCGCGAGCAGGACCACAAGGGCCCCTGGTACCGGCCCCGCTAGACCATCCGCCCCACCAGATCGGCCGGCCCCCGCGAAATCTCCCCCCGCGGGGGCCGGTCTCACCCCAGGAGACCCACGCTCATGAAGATCCGCCACGCCCTCGCCGCGATACTCGCCGCCGCCGTACTCGCCCTCACCGCCTGCACCAGCACCACCCCGAACACCGACCCCACCCCGGCCCCCAAGCCCGCGGCCATCGACACCACCACCACCACCAGCAGCGACGACATGACGCAAGCCATCGTCGATCTCTCGTGGGCGCAGCAGACCGAATCCGACAAAGACGCCATGTGCTTCGGCCTCGCGCTCTACGGCACCGACTGGGGTGCCAAGCAGATGCGCATCGGCGCCGGCAACGAGTCCGTCGACTGGGACCAGGCCGCGCAGCTCGTCGAAGTGAAGTGCGCGCAGCGCTGACCGCACCGCCCCTCTCCCCGCCACCCGGAGACCACCGTGAAGACGCCCAGCGACCGCCCCAAGGTCACCGACCTGCAACGCCGACTCATCATCGCCGTCGCCACCGGAGCGGCCGTGATCGCAGCGATCGGCTTCGTCGGCTCCTACGCCGCGGTCGCCAAGCTCGCCACGGCTAAAGGCTTCGGCGCCTTCGCGCACGCCTTCCCCATCGGCATCGACGCCGGAATCCTCGTCCTCCTCGCCCTCGACCTCCTCCTCACGTGGCTGCGCATGCCGCTCGCCATGCTCCGCCACACCGCATGGCTCCTCACCACCGCCACGATCGCGTTCAACGCCGCAGCCGCCTGGCCCGACCCCATCGGCACCGGCATGCACGCCGTAATCCCGGTCCTGTTCGTCGTCGTCGTCGACGCGGCCCGCCACGCGATCGGACGGACCGCCGACATCACGGCCGGACGTCACATGGATTCCGTCCGCATGGCGCGCTGGTTCCTCGACCCGATCTCCACGTTCCGGCTGTGGCGCCGGATGAAGCTGTGGGAGCTGCGCTCCTACGACCAGGTGATCAAGCTGGAGCAGTCCCGGCTCGTCGAGCGGGCCCGGCTGCGCGCGCGTTACGGGCGGCGCTGGCGCAGCAAGGCTCCGGTGTCCGCGGTCATGGCGCTGCGCCTGACCCGCTACGGGCGGGCTCTGGCCCCGGTCTCAGGTGTCCTCGACATCGAGCACGCCCCGGCTCAGCCTGCACTGCCCCCGGCTGAGCCGTTGAGCCGTGAGCCTGAGCCCGGCTCAGACCGTGAGCCCGACCGTGAGCCGGGCTTTGAGACGACCGTGCAGACCGCGCTCACCGTCGCCGCACCCGAGCCCGCACTCCCCTCGACTCCGCCGCCCGTCCGGCCCGTTGACCAGCAGGGATCACGTGAGCCCGTCTTGAGCCCGGCTGAGCCCACCCTCGTGAGCCGCCCTGAGCCGAGCGAGCCGGACCCTGAGCCCGGAGCCGATCGGATCGAGCAGCAGATCGTCACCCTCGCGTCCCGACTCAGGGACGGGGAGCGGCTCACGAAGGACACCGCGGCTCAACTCCTCGGCGTGAGCCCGGCCACCGCAGGCCGTCGGCTCAAGGCTGCGCACGGACGGCTCAGCGACGGGACGGGGTTCTACCCGTGATCCTCACCGTCCTCTGCCCGCTGGCCGCGCTCCTCGCCGCGATCGGCCTCCACCGCATTGCGCCCCGCCGCGCACCCGGCCTCTACCTGTGGCCGGCCGCCTGCACCGTCATCCTCCTCGCCCTGCCTACTGCGTACGTCGCCACGATCTGGAGCCACTGAAATGCCGTACACCCTGATCAGTCTGGGTGGTGTCGCCGTCGGCGTCGGCATCGTCCTCATGTACCTCATCCGCTGGTGGTTCAAGGAGAAGCGCCAGTGGACCGCCCTCGTCCCGTTCGTTCTCTCCCACATCTACGGGCTGCTCGCCGCGCTCGCCACGTTCGGCGCAGCATCTGCACTCGGCGTCGTCACCTGGGCCGTCATCTGGGCTGCGAACGCCGCCGGATACCTTGGCCTCGTGTGGGGTGTCGGCGGCAACGACCGCGACGTGACCCGCGGGAACCCGGTCGCGCTCACCGACGGCGGGTTCGTGATCGTGTTCCTGTTCACGCTCGTGTTCATCGCCCTGATCAAGTGGGCGCCCAAGGTGCCGAACGGAAAGCTGTACGCGGGCGCCTTCTCCGGGATGTGCCTGGCCTTGTCCGGCGGCGTAGCAGGGGTGGCCGCGGTGCCGCTCGGCAGCGCGGCGAACCTGTTGGGATCCGGGTTCACGGGGGCGTTCGGATGAGCGCCACGGGGGAGCCGGAGGTGGAGGCCGACGACGCCGAGGAGCCAGGGGAGTCGGGGGAGCCGGACGGAATGAGCGAGCGCACGGCGAAGATCGTGATGCTCGTGGTCGGCCTGCTGGCGATGTGGGGGATCGTCGCCGTACTCCCGGAGACCGCGTATTTCGTGGCGGGGATCATGGCGTGCCGAGGTTGGGAGAAAGCCCGCGGATGGATCGGCCGGCGCGGCGAGGACGAGGCCAGTGAGCCTGAGCCGGAGGCCGACGAGACGGTGGTTGGTGCCGCGGAGACGTGGCGCGTGCCGACGTTCCACGAGCTGTGCGAGTCCCTCGCCCGCGTGGGTACGCCGCACGCGCACATCGCCGTCCTCGCCCACGACTTGGGCACGACGCCCGAGCGGGTGCGGGAGGCGCTCGACGCGTGCGGTGTCCAGGTGGAGGCCGTACGTATGCAGGGCAGGGGCTCATCCACGGGCGTGAAGGGCGACGCTCTCCCCACTCCCCGATCGACCCTGGGGGGTGTTGTTGGCGCAGGTCAGCCCGCCAACAACGACAACGACAACGCCTCGGCGACAACCCCAGAGAAGGGGTTGCGTGTAGAGGCCATCGGGCAGGCCGGGACCGTCATCCACAACCCGGCCGATGCTGTCCGCCACCACGAGATCGGCCAGTAGCAGAACATTCTCGGCCCCGTCGCGAACTCTCCCGCGGCGGGGTCTCCGTGCGTCATCCTGAGCTCATGCCGGCCACGCTGAAGTTCACGGGAGAAGAGAAAGACTTGACGCTCGACGAGCTTGCCGCGTTCGTGGAGGCCGCGCGGAACGCCCGGGTGCCGGGCGGCAACCCGGTCCGTGCGGAGCTGTCGATGAGCGGGAAGATCAAGCAGGTTGAGATTGCGGTCGCCGAGGACGACGACTGACCGCGCCTGCCACACTGGAGGCTGCACGCCGGGTAGCGCCCGGCACCCTGGGAGATGACCCTCACCGCACTTCCCCCCTTGCGGTGGGGGTTGTCGTCGTTCCGGGGCCGGTTGTCGGTGGCCGGCGCTACGATCCGGGCCACACACCGTCCTTGGGGGGACCATGCGCCACACCACCACCGTCCTGCTCGCCACCCTGCTGCTCGCCGGGGGCGCCGTCGGCTGCTCGAAGTCCGGCGACGAGAACGCCAAGGACTGCTCCACCGCGCTCACCGAGAGGACCGGAGGCAACTCCACGGACAAGCCGACCGTCAGCGAGGCGAAGGAGCGGGTCGACGCGTTCGACAAGACGCTCGCCGGCATGGTCCGGTCCGGGTACGAGAGCTTGGCCAACGACGCGTTCGCCAAGCTGGAAAAGAAGACCGAGCAGGGCGGGAAGGAACGACCGGAGGCGTGCAAGTCGCTCGCGAAGGACGACTACACCGCGCTGCAGATGGCCACGGCGATCAATGGTTTGGGCTGGACGGGCAAGGGTGGCCAGTTTGACAAGCTGAAGATGGCGGACGGTCTCGGCAGCTAGCGTCCGCCTCGACGTGCAGAGGCCCCGCTCCGGATCTGTCCCGGGCGGGGCTGTTGTTGTGTCCTCCCCACAGGTCGGCACGGGGGAGGACACTCTTCCGGATGGAAGGCCGACACCAAAAGGAGTGTCGACGGCAGGCTACCGGCTGGACAGGCGGTCCGTGCAGGGTTCGGGCGGGGCCGTCGTCATGTGGTGGGCGGCGCTTTCGGGTCCGTAGGCAGCCGCCACTCGTCTCGGAAGTCGCTGCGATCGCGGTACTCGAATCCGTGTAAGCGGAGCACGACCCACGCCGCGTTACTGACGGTCACTCCGCCGCCGTATGGCTCGTCGATGCCGTATACGAGGTGGCATTCGACTGCGGTGATCTGGTCGCGGAGCTCATTGAGTTCGGGGTCGGTGTGGTCGGGGCCAGCTTCGGCGTAGCGGGCGAGGAGGTACTCCACGAGGGGATGACTCACGTCGGCTCCTCGCCCGGACGCACCGGACCCGCGCTGAGGTAGCGCTCCTTGTTCGCTTCACGGATGCGGAAGCTCCAACGAAGGCGGCGCTGCTCTCCCGCGAGGATCTCTTGCCCATCACGCCGCATCTTCTTCGCCACGGATGCCTCGGTCTCGTTGAGGATCCCGTGCATGGCGAGTGTGCTGGACAGGTAGTGGACGGTGTCTTCCAGTTGCTGCACGCGCTGCTTGAGGTTGTCGATCTGCTCTTCCGGTGTGATGGGCTCCGGGCGGTCGCTCATGCGCTCTGCTCCTTCTTCGGTCGGCCTCCCTTGCGTGCGCGCCGCTCGGCCAACTCCTGGTCGGCGGCGGCGAGCTCGGCGCGCTCATGCTCGTTGCCGTGCTGCTCGACGAACGTGCGGACGTGGTCGACGAGGTCGGCGCTCCGGTCGATTCCCTCGCGAGCGGCGGCTGTTCCGTAGGCGTCCCACAGTCGGCGGGGGATCCGGAAGCGGGTGACGAAGGTGTGGTCCAGCTCGCTCGCGGGGACGCGCGGCTTTGGCGGCTTGGGCACGTGCTGGACGTTGTGCGCGGGTTTCTCCGTCTTGATCGCCTCGGTCTCGATGGCCAGCGCCTCGGCCCGCGTGTCGTACCAGACGACGGCCTGCCGGGTGACCTGCGGCCACCATGGCTTTTGTTTCGCGTGGTTGCTCCAGCGCGTGCCGAAGCGCTGGGTGACGCCGACGTACAGCAGCGTTTCATCGGCTGCGTAGAAACGGTAGACGGCTGCGCGTTCCTCGGCGGTGAGCACGGTCATGAGGGCTTCACCTTTCCGTCCCGGATGCGGGCGACGTACTCGCGGGTGAACCCGGACGCCTTGACGACCTCGTTCAGCCTGCCGCGCACGGGCTCTTCTCCGCGCTTCTCGGGGAAGACCTGCGGGATCAACTCGAAGATGCGGGCCTTGTCCTGCGCCATGCGTTCGGTGAGCTGCTGGATCTCTTCGATCTTCTGCTCGTCGGTGTCTGCCATGACTTCAGTATGCCATCTCAGTAGGCGAACTCAATGGGCCAACTCGGTTGACATGAGTACTGAGTAGGCCTACTCTGTAGACACAAGGAAACGAGCAAGGGGGACCCGATGACTGCCGCCACCCGCACCCGCCGCAACACCCTCCGCACCGCCGTGAAGACCTCGAAGGCCCTCGGCTACCGCACCCTCTCCGGTGTGATCGGCGCCCTCGTCGAGACCGGCCGGCTCGTCCGCACCGGCGACTTCCTCGACCGCGTCGGCGGCAGCGACCTCCCCGACGGCAAGAAGTCCTGGTTCGGCCGCCACGTTGCCAAGGCGTACCGCGCGGTTCACGGCGGTGACGCGGTCCGCGTCTGGTCCCAGCACCGGACGACCGGCAAGTGGATTCACGTTCTGGTCTACGGCCCCATCGACGAAGCCCTGTACGAAGGCCTCCGGTCGTACAAGGGAACGCAGCACCTCCTCGCCGACACCTACGCGAGGTGCGCATAGACCAACTTCACGGCGCAGCAGAGGAACCAGACCACCAGCCAGACCCGCAAGGAGCCGTCCGTGTCCGTCCGCCTCTGCTGGACCTGCAAGCAGCCCGCCACTCATACCCTCACCCGAGACGGCTCCATCCCGTTGGACGCCTGCGACAACTGCACCCGCATCGACCGGTCCGAGGCTGAGTCGCGCGGCTGGACTATCGCACCCATCACTGGCACGGTCCGTGAGCAGGCGCAGGCCAAGATCGCGGACACGACCGCCACCGAATCCTTCGGACCGGTCGACTTCCGGGACGTCGCCGCCGGGGACCGGATCCGGTTCCTCACCAACGACAACGGCTACGGCGGGCGCGGAATGTACTGGCGCACCGGCACGGCCATCACCACCACGCCGAAGACGGTCACCATCCGCTGCGAGGACGGCTCAACCGCCCGGCTCCGTGCGGCCGACTGGAGTGCACGCGACCCGGAGAAGGCAGCCTGACCCGCACACCGCGCCAAGAACGAGCCTGGGGCCCGCACCATCGGCCTCGCCACGGTCACCGTGCTCTACCCCGTCGACTGCCCCATCACCACCCGCGTCCAGCTGCTCGCCGACGCACTCGCCGCCTAGGAGGCCGCCATGACCACGTACACCCCCGCCATCGGCGACCGCATCCTCGTCCGCCGCACCCCCGGCAACCACGGCTCCGTCGGCGTCATGACCGGCCTCGTCCTCGACGTCCTCACCATTGGCGGCGTCGACGGCATCCTGCACTTCAAGTGCGACCAGGGCGGCCGCGTCTACCTCGCCACCAACGAGCAGATGGCCGAGATCGGGAAGACGCAGACGATCGAGCGCGCGCCCGAGTAACCCGATGGACCCTCCACTCCCGCCCCGCCAAACCGCCGACCGTCCGCCGCCCAGGAGAACTTGCCATGCGCACCTACGCCACCGCCCAACTCATCGGCGACCGCAGCCACCAGTGCGACGCCACCGCCGTCTACACCGCCCCGTCCGGCGCCCGGGCGTACGTCCTCCTGGACGGCATCGGGTCCACCGACGAGATCCGCGACTGGACCCGCGACGCGGCCCGACGCGTTGCCCGCGCTGCCGCACGCCGCGGCGACGCCGAGGCCGGCCTCCGCGCGGTGTACGCCCGGTACGCGGCCGAGCCGGACCGTCAGGGCCCGTGGGCGCGTTACCCGGAAGCGTGCGCGGTCGTGGCCGTCGCCGCACCCGGCCGGCCGCTCACGGTCGCTTGGTGTGGGGATGTCCGCGCTTACGTCCTGGTCCGCGGTACGGTCCAGCGGCTCACCGAAGACCACAACCTGCGCAGGGTGTTCCCTGCCCGCGACGGCCGGCCTGGCGGGAACCGCAACATCATCACGTCCTGCCTCGGCTCCACGTACACCGACGACGAGACGAAGGCCGAGTTCGGGCACCCGGCGATCGAGTCCGTCACCCGCTACGCGGAGGACTGCCGTCTCCTCCTGGCGTCGGACGGCGCGTACGAGCCGCTGGAGGACTCTCTCCGCAACCTCGCCGATCACTTGATCGGCACCCCGGCGGAGGCCGCCCGCGAGTTCACCGAGTCCGCGATCGCCCACGCTGGCCCGCACGTTGACAACGCCACCGTTCTGGTCGCCGACCTCCGGCCCACTAGCTGATCCATCAGCAGCCCGCCATCACCCGCAATCGCCAGACCCGAACCGAAGGAGCCAGCCGTGGACTTCCGCGACGCCCTCAACATTGTCACCGCCGAACTCACCCCCCAGCCCTGGGACTACACCACCCCCGACGGGACCACCCTCCGCGTCATCCCCGCCGGCCTGACCGCCGACGTGGGCGACGCCGAGGTGTACATCCGGATCACCCGCGCCGACGCCACCGGCCTCGGCGACTACGGGATCACCGGACCGGACAGCCGGGGCGTCGCCGAGGTCGGCGTCACCACCACGGACCTGCCCAAGGTGATCGAGGCACTCACCGAGCGAGGGTGGTGGGCCGACAACACGTTGGTCTCTGGGGCCCTGCTGGTTGCGGCAGCTTCCGGAGGGGTGGTCGTGGGCGTCACGGAGAATCACGGCGCCGGACAGCACGTCGACGTCGGGATCGTTCTTCCGGAATCCCAGCGGCTGCCGCTCGCGTCCGCGCTGCGCCGCGCGTTGGACGTCGCCCGCGGCTGGGAGGACTGACCGACCGACCCACCGCACAGCAGAGGGCCCGATCCCCGGTCTCGCCACCGCCCCGGGAATCGGGCCCTCTCGCGTGCGCACCACCGTCCACCAGTTGCACACCCTCGCTAACATCACACCATGGTTACCGGTAACAAGCCACCCGTACCGGCCGAACCCCCACACGAGGGCAGCGGCCAGACCGCCGAGCCCGCACCCCACGCAACCCGCGACGCCCGCGGCAAGTTCGTCCGCAGCATCGACACCGTGCGCCGCGACGCCGCCGCCGCCGAATACCTCGCCGAACACCCCGGCACCAGCTACCGCGAACTCGCAGAGCGATTCGGCTACTACGACAAAGGCACAGCATGGCGGGGCATCCAGGCAGCGAAAGCCGACGTTGCCCGGCCCGCCGTCACCAAGCTGGTCCAGGCCGAGTCGGACGAACTCGACTCTCTGTACGTGATGGCGCTGGAGATCATCGAGCGGAACCACGTCGTGGTGTCCCACGGCAAGGTCGTCACCATGCGCGACCCGGACACTGGTGAGGAGCGGCCGCTCCAGGACGACGGCCCTAGGCTCCAGGCCATTCAGATGGCGCTCCGCATCCGCGACCAGTACCAGAACCTCCACGGCCTGAAGCAGCCTGCGCAGGTCGCAGTGTCCGGGGCCGTCCGGTACGAGGTCGTCGGCGTCGACGACGCGGACCTCACGTGACCACGGCGCTCGACCAGGACGCGATCGTCCGGTACGAGCCGCGGGGGGCCGCCCGTGAGCTCTTCCGCGCGAGGGATTCGGAGTTGGTGATCGCAGGGCCCGCCGGCACCGGGAAGAGCCTCGCCGCGCTGTTCCGTGTGCACCTCGCCGCGCTGCATAACCCCGGTATCCGCTGCCTCATCGCCCGCAAAACTGGGGTCTCGCTCACCTCGACGACGCTGGTGACGTACGAGAAGAAAGTCGCTGCGGACGCGCTGGCCCGCAGCATCGTCACCTGGTTCGGCGGGTCGGCCCGGGAGGCCGCCTGCTACCGGTACTCCAACGGCAGCGTCATCGTCGTCGGGGGCCTCGACAAGCCCGAGAAGATCATGTCGTCGGAGTACGACCTCGTGTTCGTCGACGAGGCCACCGAACTCACCAAGACGGACTGGGAGTCCATCAGCACCCGCCTCCGCAACGGCGTCCTCTCCTGGCAGCAGCAGATCGCCGCATGCAACCCCAGCCATCCGACGCACTGGCTGAAGCAGCGCGCCGACGACGGCACCGCCCGCATGCTCGTCTCCCGCCACAAGGACAACCCGGCCTACGTCAACGCGGACGGGACCCTCACGGCGAAGGGCGTCAACTACTTCGAGAAGCTCGACAAGCTCACCGGCGTCCGGCGGCTGCGGCTCCGCGACGGGAAGTGGGCGGCGGCCGAGGGCCAGATCTACGAGGCGTGGGACGACGCGATCCACATGGTCGACGCGGTCAAACCAACGGCCGCATGGACCCGCTGGGGCACGGTCGACTTCGGGTTCACGAACCCCTTCGTCTATCAGGACTGGTGGGAGGACCCCGACGGCCGCCTGTACCTGGCGCACGAGATCTACTACACGCGCCGCCTCGTCGAGGACCACGCGAAGAACATTAAGGACCTGCTGTTCTATCCGTCTGGGCAGCCTCGCGGGCAGCTCCCGCGTGCGATCTACGCGGACCATGATGCGGAGGACCGGGCCACCCTGGAGCGGCATTTGGGCCTGTCGACGAAGCCTGCGGCGAAGACGGTCAGCGATGGGATCCAGGCGGTGCAGGCGCGCCTCCGGGTGCAGGAGGACGGGAGGCCGCGCCTGTTCATCGCGCGGGGTGCGCTGGTGGAGCGGGATCCGGAGTTGGAGTCGGCGTCGTTGCCGGCCTGCGGTGCGGAGGAGATCGCGGGCTATGTGTGGGCGGTGAAGCCGGGCAACAGCGGCGGCCTGAAGGAGGCCCCGGTGAAGGAAAACGATCACTCGATGGACGCGCTCAGGTACATGGTCGCAGCGCGGGATTTGACGGGCCGGACCAGGGTGAGGTGGCTGTGATGAGGAACCTTCAAGTGAACCCCAAGAAGCTGAAAGATATGCGGCCAGCATCCATGTTGACAGGAGGATTTACACTCATCACAGCAGGATGCTGGAATATCTTCGGAACCGGAGTCGGTCTCATCTCCGGAGGAGTCCTCACCTGCGTCCTGCAATGGGTGCTCGACAGCGACTGACGTGAAGGAGGGGCCACGTGGGCAAAACCCTCTTCGGCTCCCTCGCCAACGCAGCCAGCAACCTCCGCGCCCGCCCCACTAACACCCCCGTCCCCTTCGCCTCCCGCCACCAGTCCTACGGACACGGCCTCTTCGGCTCCAACCGCGGAACCACCGCCGAACTCGGCGCCATGGGCTCCGTCTCCACCCTCTTCGCCATCGTCAACAGGACCGCCAAGGCTGAGGCCGGCGTCGAGTGGAAGCTCTACCGCAAGGCCAAGTCGGGGAAGAAGGAAGACCGCGTCGAGGTCACCAGCCACGCGGCCCTCGACCTGTGGAACAAGCCGAACGCGTTCTACACGCAGTCCGAGTTCGTTGAGGCCGGAGCGCAGCACAAGCAGCTGACGGGCGAAACGTGGTGGGTCATCGCCCACAACGAGAACGTGAGCCTGCCGCTGGAGCTGTGGCCGGTGCGCCCGGACCGTATGCGGCCAGTGCCGGACCCGGAGAAGTTCCTGCTGGGCTACATGTACACGGGCCCGGACGGGCAGGAAGTGGCGCTCGGTATCGACGACGTCATCCTGATCCGCACCCCGCATCCGACGGACCCGTACCGGGGTATCGGCCCCGTGCAGGCACTCCTCACCGACCTCGACGCGGTGCGCTACTCGGCTGAGTGGAACCGGAACTTTTTCCTCAACAGCGCTGAGCCAGGCGGGATCATCGAGGTCCCCAACGGCCTGTCCGACGGCGAGTTCAACGAGCTCCGCGACCGGTGGAACGAGCAGCACAAGGGGGTCGCGAACGCGCACCGCGTCGCGATCCTCGAACACGGCGTCTGGAAAGACCGCAAGTTCACACAGACGGACATGCAGTTCGTCGAACTCCGCAACGTCTCCCGGGAAATCATCCACGAGGCCTTCGGCTTCCCCCGCCCCATGACCGGCGCCGTCGAGAACGTCAACCGGGCCAACGGGGACGCCGGCGAGAGGATGTTCGCCCGCTGGCTGGTCGTGCCGGACCTGGAAGCGGTGAAGGACGCACTGAACCACAAGCTGCTCCCCCTGTACGGGCCGACCGGCGCCGGGCTGGAGTTCGACTACGCCAACCCGGTCCCGGAGGACGTCGATCAGGAAGCGACGCAGCTGACCTCTCGCTCGAACGCTGCGGCGGCGCTGGTGCAGGCCGGGTTCGACCCTGCGGGCACCCTGTCCGCGGTCGGCCTGCCTGAGATTCCGTACGCGGGCCCTGCCGCTCCGGTCCCGGCCGGCCCTGCTCCGGCCGCGCTGCTCCAGCGTCCGCAGGCAGCGCTCCCGGCGGCCCGGACCGAGTGGGACATCGCGGTGGCGCAACTCCTCAACACCCAGGACGCCACCACGCTGGAACAAGTTCGCGCCGACCACGACGACGCCCTCTCACAGCTCCTCGACCGGTGGATCCCCATCGAAGACCGGTGGATCAACACGCTTGGCGACCAAATCCGCACCGCCGTCGACGATGACGACACCGCCGCCCTCGCCTCCCTCACCGTCGACAGCGACCACGCGGCCGATGTCCTGCGCGAGGCACTCGGCGGGATGGCGAAGCGCGCGGCCGGCCGGATGGTCGATGAGGCGGCAGCGCAGGGCGTCACCGTGGACGCACCGGAGTTGGACGAGGCAGTGACGAACCGGCTGGGTGTCGGGCCGCTGCGGGCTGTGTTCGGGTCTGAGCTGGTAGGGATCGCTGCGGCGACGGCTGGACTCCTCGGCTCCGGGCTGGCGTCGACGGCGGGACGTGAAGCGCTGCGGCTGCTCACTCCCGGCGCGGACGGCGCGGGCGTGGCACGCCAGGTGAAGAGCTTCCTGCGGGGCCTGTCGAACCGTTTGAAGCTCGATCAGCTGGGTGGGGCGCTGCACCGGGCCACGAACTTGGGCCGGGTGGCGACGCTGGAGGCCGCTCCGGTTGCCACGTACACGGCCAGCGAGGTCAACGACGCGAACCGGTGCACACCTTGCTCGGAGATCGACGGCACTCAGTTCGCCGACTTGGACGCGGTGCGTGCCGCGTACGGCGCCGGACCGTATCGGCTGTGCCAGGGCGGGATTCGCTGCCGCGGGACTGTCGTGGCGACGTGGGACACGACGGGAGATAACGAATGAGCCGGATGTCGGGCCTCATGCTGCCCGCCAACCTCACCCAGGTTGCTGCGCGGCATCGCGAGCAGGCGGACAAGCTGCGCGCGCAGTACGGGGTCGAACCGCCGCGCTGGTACCGCATCACCAACGCCGCCGCATCGGACGAGGCGGAGGTGATGCTGTACGACGAGGTGGGTGGCTGGTTCGGCGCGTATGCCGACGAGTTCATCGACGAGCTCGCGCAGATCACCGCGCCCCGCCTGAAGGTGCGCGTCAACTCGCCTGGCGGGTCAGTGTTCGAGGGCATCGCCATCGCCAACGCCCTCCGGAGCCACCCGGCGGACGTCACGGTGCAGGTCGACGGCCTCGCAGCGTCGATCGCCTCCGTGATTGCCCTTGCGGGCGACCGGTTGGTGATGCAGCCGAACAGCATGCTGATGATTCACGACGCGTCCGGGCTGTGCATGGGCGACGCCGGGGACATGCAGCAGATGGCGGGCCTCCTCGACGCGATCTCGGACAACATCGCTTCCGCGTATGCGGCGAAGGCCGGGGGCACGGCGGCTGACTGGCGGGCCCTCATGCAGGCCGAGACCTGGTATAGCGCGGACGGGGCGGTGGAAGCGGGGCTCGCGGATGAGGTGGGCGCGCAGCGTGGCGCCGCGGCCGAGCCGGACGCCGAGCCTGACCCGGAGATGCGGCAGGAGTACGACCTCACCGCTTACGGCTACCAGGGCCCGTCGCAGCCGAAGGCGCCGGAGCCGACGCCGACGCTGGTCATCAGCATCGCGGACGCCCTCGACGAGGACACCATGGCGCGGCTGCGGGCCGCGGTGCAGCCCCCGGCTGCCGACGAGCCCGTTGTCGAGCCGGAGCCCGTGGTGGAGCCGGAAGTCCCGGCCGAGCCCGAGTCTGCCGCCGAGCCCGAGCCCATCGAACCTGCCGAACCCGCGGAGCCCGGCCCCCAGCCGGAGCCCGCTGAAGACGACTGGACGGCCATGGTCGCCAGCCTCATCCCCGACGACACCGACGGCTGGTCGGCGCTCGTCTCCAACCTGATCGAGCCCGACACGTCGTCCAGCGCGGCGACGGCCTGAAGGAGGCAACTGTGGCACCCACGATGACCATCCCGCGCAACGCCGACGAACTGGCGGAGATGCTCGCGGACGGCGCGAAGCTCCGCGAGGTCATGGCCTCGCGAGAGTCCCTGACCGAGTTCATCACCGCCTATGGCAACGCGCTCCAGGGCGAGGGCACCGATCTCAACCGGCTGGTGGCCGAGGAGACGCAGAGGGTTTTCGCGCAGATGATGCGCGAGAACGGCATGTCCGACGCGAAGGACGGGATCAAGCGCCTCGACCTCGACCCGCAGGCCAAGGGCAAGCGCGGCGGGATGCTCACCTCCCACCGGCAGGGCACCGCCCACAACCCGACCGCTCCGGGCGCGGTGGTCGACAAGCACTTCGCGAACTCGATCGACTACGTGCGCAACATCTGGCACAAGAACCCGTCCCCCGACGGGGACAAGCTCGGTGCACTCCGCAACGCGGCCTCCTCGGTGTCGCCGGCGGACGGTGGTTTCCTCGTCCCGGAGACGCTCCGCTCGCAGCTCCTTCAGCTGGCGCTGGAGCAGGCCGTGGTCCGGCCGCTGGCCACCGTCGTCCCGATGGAGAGCGCCAGGGTTCCTTTCCCGATGATCGACACCACCACGAACGCGGGCTCCGTGTTCGGCGGGATGGTCGCGTACTGGGGTGAGGAAGGCGCCGCGTTCCAGGACTCCAACCCGAAGTTCGGCAGGGTCGAGCTCGACGCGAAGAAACTGACTGGTCTGTCAGCCGTCCCGAACGAGCTGCTCCAGGACTCCATCACCTCGTTCTCCGCGCTCATCGAGACGCTGTGGCCGAAGGCGCTGGCGTTCGAGGAGGACAACAAGTTCCAGACGGGCAGCGGTACGGGCGAGCCCCTCGGCTTCCGCGGCGCAGGTAACTCGGCCTCGGTCACGGTGACCCGTACCACCGCCAGCAAGATCCAGTACCTGGACGTCATCGCCATGTACGCCCGGATGCTGCCCTCGTCGCTCGGCAACGCCGTGTGGATGTGCTCCCCGGACGCGCTGCCGCAGCTGCTCCAGCTGTCCCTCACCGTCGGCACCGGCGGCAACAGCGTGTTCGTGGTGAACGCCGCGGCGGGCATGCCGATGAGCATCTTCGGCCGCCCGCTGATCATCACCGAGAAGGGCGGCATCCTCGGCTCCCGCGGTGACCTCGCGTTCGTCGACCTGTCGTACTACCTGGTGGGCGACCGCCAGATCATGACCGCAGACTCCAGCACGGACTACAACTTCGGCACCGACAAGACCACTTTTAGGATCATCCAGCGCGTCGACGGCCGCCCGTGGATCCAGTCCGCGATCACCCCCGCCAACGGCAGCACCTCCACGCTGTCGCCGTTCGTCGAGCTCCTCTAACACCCCTCGGCCGCCGTCGGCATTCACACCCCGACGGCGGCCACGACCGGGCCGGCAGTGTCGCCCCGGACCGGACCCTAGACGGAAGGAACACCCCATGTCTCAGCGAGCACTCGGTCGACTGTTCAACCCCACCCCCGCCGCCGACGGCGTGTGGATCGCCCTCAAGGGGGCGGCCGCAGGCGTCACCTTCAGCTGCTACCTCGCGGGCGCGGTCGGCGACACCTACACGCTCCAGGAAGCGAAGGACAACGCGGGCACCGGCGCGCAGAACCTCGTGAACATCTCCGAGTACTGGACGAACACGGGCAACGCATCGGACGCCTGGACCCGGCGCACGCAGACTGCGGCGGCAACCGTGGTAACCGCGGCGGCGGCCACGCAGAACGCGATGGTGTGCGAGGTCGAAGGCACGTCGCTGTCGGACGGTTACCGGTACGTGAAGCTGACCAGCACCGGTGCTGGCACCGTCACCGCGCTTCAGCGGGACCTCGGCGTGATGCGTGCCCCGGCGTCCCTGCCTGCTACGGGGGCGTGACGTGGCGTTGTGGCAGTGCGCGGAGTGCACGGCCAAGTACGCGGTCGGCCTGCCGAAGTGCCCTCAGTGCGGGTCGGTGGTGCGGGTCAACGAGAACACCCAGCCCGAGGAGGAGCAGGACATGGCCAAGGTCACCGTGCACGGCGGCGCCAGCAATGCGGCCGCTGACGAGCAGGAGGGCGGTGAGGACGTATCAGCTGGGAGCAGCTCCTCGACATCGTCCGAGAAGGACAGCAGCTCGCCCGAGACGAGCGACAGCGCGAGCCCGTCGCGTGCCCGAACGACGGGGAGCCGCTCAAAGAAGGCGGCGACGGACAAGGGCTCTACTGCCCCTTCGACGGGTGGCGGCCAGGCGGACGGTACGTCGGCTGCTGACGAGTCCTGACCCCATCCACCGCTACGGCACCGAGAGGAGGTGACGAGAGATGATCACGCCGTTCTATGCGACCCGCGAGGAGATCAAGGCCGAGCTGGACGTGAAGGAAACTGCACGCTCCAACGCGAGGATCGATCGCGCGCTGGCCGATGCGACCGAGGCCGTCGAGGGCCTGACGCACCGAACGTTCTACCCGGTGCAGGACACCCGCAAGATGGACTGGCCGCCTCGGACCGGGGCCACCCCGTGGATCCTGCGCCTCGACGCGAACGAACTCATCTCCGTCACCTCCCTCACCTCGGGCGGCACCTCGATCGCCCCCGGGGACTATCTCCTGCGGCGCGCCGACGACAAGGCAGAGCCCCCGTACACGCGCATCGAGATCAACCTCGGCGGCCCGGCATCGTTCGGCGGGGGCAGCACCTACCAGCAGGACATCGTGGTGACGGGCCTGTTTGGCTACCGCAACGACGAGACGGCGGCCGGCACCCTTGCCGCGCAGATCGCTTCCGCGAGCGCGACGACCATCACTGTCGACGGCCCCGCATCCGCGGCGCTCGGTATCGGCTCCCTGCTCCGGGTCGACAACGAGCGGATGATCGTCACCGGCCGCACCCAGCTCGACACCGGGCAGGGCTTCGGCGACTCAATGACCGCGGCCAACAACGACGTATCCATCGGAGCAGCGAACGGGAGCGCGTACGCGGTCGGCGAGGTCATCCTCCGCGACTCCGAGCGGATGCTGATCACCGACATCGCAGGCAACCTCCTTACGGTGACCCGCGCCTGGGACGGCACCGTCCTCGCCGCACACACCGACTCAGCGATCTACGCACCCCGCGTCCTCACCGTGGTCCGTGGCGCCCTCGGTACGACGGCGGCCGCTCACAGCAACGGGGCGAGCGTGTACCGCTGGGATGCGCCCGGAAGCGTCCGGCAACTGTGCGTCGCGGAGGCCCTCACGGATCTCCTTCAGGGCCGCTCCGGGTACGCGCGCACCGCGGGCTCCGGGGAGAACGAGCGGGAAGCCAGCGGCCGCGGGCTGAAGGATCTCCGCGACCGCGTCTACACCAGCCACGGCCGCAAGGCTCGGACGAGGGCGGTCTAGTCATGCTCCTTGACGTCTCCACCAGCAGCCGCGGCCCCCTCTTCGACGGGCGGGCCCGCGCCGCCGCGAACGCGTACGTCAACCGGTTGGAGCGCGACCTCGCCGAAGAGGGCCTGTCGATCCTGCGCGGCGAGATGCACCGCGTGTTCCGCAACCCGACCGGCTACTACGAGTCCCGCTGCAAGGTCATCGAAGGCCACAAGATCTCCGACAGCCGTGTGGTGTACGGGCCGTGGCTCGCCGGTGTCGGCTCCAGGAACTTCCCGGTGACCAAGTTCCGCGGCTATGACCACTGGATTGTCACTCGGGACAAGCTCAACGCGCGCAAGGTCGGCATCGGTGAGCGGCTCCTGCGCCGGTACACGGGACGGATGTGATCGCCGTGGACCTCGACCTGCTCACGTACCGCAGCGCGGTTATGTCGCACGCGCAGGGCCTCGGCCTGTTCGGGAACGTCCTCGACCACGAGCCTGTATCCGCGCCGGGGAGCGGACTGGTCTACGCGGTGTGGGTGAAGAATGTCCGGCCGGTCCCGGCCAGGTCGGGGCTCGCGTCGGTGTCGGTGCGGCTGGAGCTGAACGGGCGGGTGTACATGCCCGCTGACACGGAGCCGCAGGGCGACGTCGACATCGCCGTCACGGGCGCGGTGAGCGGGCTGTTCAACGCGTACTGCGGCGACTTCCAGTTGGGCGGCAGTGTCGCTGAGGTGGATCTCCTCGGAGAGTACGGGGCGACCATCAGCGCGGACTTCGGCTACACGCGCCTCGACTCGACGACTTACCGGGTGGCCACGCTCACCATCCCGCTGATCCTGAACGACGTCTGGAATGAGGTGGCATAGGTGGCCAAAACAGGCGGCCTTGGAGACGCGCTCTACATCGGGGGCAACGACCTCAGCGGTGACTTCACCGCGATCGGCAACATCGGCGGCGGCCCATCACCGCTCACGACCACAGGCATCGACAAGGGCGCGATGGAGCGGATCGGCGGCGCGCGTGACGGCCGGCTGGAGGCGACCGCATGGTTCAACCCGACGCTGTCCCACCCGGTGCTGGCGGCGCTGCCGACGGCGGACGTGCACAGCATGTACTGCCGCGGTACGACACTGGGGAGCCCGGCCGCGAACATCGTCGGGAAGCAGGTCAACTACGACGGGCAGCGCGGCCAGGACGGCTCCTTCCCGTTCTCGGTGTCCATGCAGGCCAACGGGTTCGGCATGGAGTGGGGCTATCTCCTCACCGCGGGCAAGCGCGTCGACGTCGCCGCGACGAACGGGACGGGCGTGGACTTCGGTCTCGGCAGCTCTCCGCTGTTCAACGGGCAAGCGTTGTTCGGGGCGCAGTGCTATCTCCAGGTGTTCGCGTTCACCGGCACCGATGTGACGATCAAGGTGCAGGACAGCGCCGACAACGTCTCCTTCGCGGACGTCGCGGGGATGACGTTCACTGCGGTCACCTCCGCGCCCGGCGTCCAGCGGATCGCGACCGCGTCGAACCAGACGGTGCGCCGCTACCTGCGCGCCGTGACCACCACGTCCGGCGGATTCACCTCGTGCACGTTCGCGGTGGCCGTGAACCGAAACGACGTGGCGGTGACCTTCTGATGCGTATCGAACCGAACATGCCGGCGCACCTCTATCAGACGTACTCCATCACCGCGCCGATGGATACCACGGTCGTCGCCGCGTGCGAGCAGGTTGCCTGTCCGGCGTGGCTCAACGGCTGGGACTCCGTCATCGACGAGCGCACCGAACTCGGCCAGCAGCAGGCCGCGTACATCCGCACCCAGTCCCGGCGCACGTTCCGCGAGATGAAGACGGACGCCGGGCTGACCGTGTTCCGCTTCGAGGCCCACCAGCGGTGCTTTGAGGAGCACCGCACCCGCCCGGAGATCTACCTCGTCCGCGATGGCGACCACCGGGGCAACCCGACTGGCCGGAAGCGGCAGCACACGCGCCCAGCGGACTGGGTGGAGGACATGGCCGAGAACCAGGGCCACCTCATCGACCTGAAGCAGAAGGGATAACCCACCATGGCGAAGACGAGTGGCCTCGGCTGGAGCGTGTGCTCCGTGGACGATGCGGCGGGCGTCGTCCGCACGATCATCAACGACGTCACGAACCTTCAGTTCGCGACCCCCCGCGCGGTGCAGGACATCACGGGCATCGACAAGAGCGCGATCGAGCGGCTCCTGCTGCTTGCCGACTTTTCGATCACGCTCAACGTCGTGGCCAACTTCGCGACGAACCAGGCGCACGACGTTTTCAAGACCGTCCCCAGCACCTCCGTCGCCCGGACCACGACGCTCACCGTCGCTGGCAAGACGCTGGCGAACGAAGTGCTCTTCACCGACTACCCGCTCCAGCGGTCCAACAGCGGCGAGCTCACCGCATCGGTCCCCGGCGTCCTCGCTGACGGCACCGTTCCGACCTGGGCTTGAGAGGCACACGCACATGGGTTACAAGACCAAGGTCAAGACCTACACCATCGCCTTCGCCCCGGGCCACGAACACCACGGTGCCGAGGCCAGGGTGCGCGGCATGTCCCTCGGCGAGTACATGGAGGCAACCGGCCTCGACGGCGGCGACGGAGACGGGGACGCCGGCTCCCTGAAGAACTTCATCAGTCACCTCGTGAGCTGGAACCTCGAAAACGAGGACACCGGGGAACCGGTCCCGCCCACCGAGGAGGGCATCCTGTCGGTGGACCACGACCTGGTCGTGGCCATGAACAACGCATGGATCAAGACCCTCACGGGGGTCCACAACGCCGACCCTTTGCCCGAGAGCTCGACCTCTGGCGAACCGTCCCCGGCGCCGTCGATTCCGATGGAACCCCTGTCCGAGCCCCTCGCGAGCTAAGACGAGCCCGACTCCTGCTCGGGCTCCTCGAACGCTTCCCCGGCTACACCCTCGACACCCTCATGCAGGAAGACACCGAACTCCTGCGCCTCGTGGCAATCGAGAAAGCCGGAACCCCCAACACACCCGACGACGACGGTGGAGGTGATCCCTGATGGCCGATGACGTGACCATCACAGTCCGCGTCAACGACGCAACCGGCCCCGGGATCACCGCTGTCACCCGGCGCGTCGACGGCCTCGCCCGGTCAGCGAAGGACGGAGGGGGCGCGTTCAAGGATCTGCGGGCGACGATGCTGTCGCTGGCGCCGGCCGCAGTCCCGGTGGCTGCCGCATTGGGGCCGATCGCGGTGCATGCTGGCGCGGCCGGGCTGGCAGTCGCGGCGTTCGGCGCGGCCGTCATCCCGCAGATCGGGAATCTGAAGGACGCGGCGCAGGCACAGGACAAGTACACGGCTGCGGTAACGAAGTACGGGGCCGGGTCGAAGCAGGCCGTCACGGCGCAGCAGCAGGCGGCGCAGGTGCTGGGCGGGATGCCGCAGGCGACGCAGCGCGCGGCGGCCGCGTATGGGGTGCTGGGGGACAAGTTCAAGGCGTTCTCCGACAGCAGCGCGCGGTTCACGATGCAGCCGGTAGAGCACGGGTTCGCGGTGCTTGGCGCGCTGATTCCGAAGCTGACGCCGATGGCGCAGGGTGCGGCTGGCCAGCTGGATCGGCTGGTGAAGGTTGCTGGGGGTGCGATCAACACCAGCGGGTTCGATTCCCTGTCGACGAAGGTCAGCGATTTCGCGAACAGCAGTCTGAAGAACGCCGTCGATGGCGCGATCCACTTTGCACGGGTCCTGTCCGAGGGGAAGTCGTCCGGGCCGATCGCGTCGTTCTTCGCCTACGCCAAGGCGCAGGGGCCGGCGGTCAAGGAGTTGCTGACGAACGTAGCGAAGGCTGTTTCCAACTTGTTGCAGGGCGCGTCGCAGGCGGGCCCGGGGATGCTGTCGTTGGTCAACGCGTTCGCGAAGCTGGTCGCTGCGGTGCCTCCGTCGCTGGTCGGCAACCTGATGCAGGTGTACGCCGCGTTCAAGTTGATCAAGTTGGCGGGTGCGGGCATCGGTGTGGCAGCGGAGGGCATCACGTCCCTCCGGGCGGCTATCGCGGGGCTGACTGCGGCGTCGGCTGCTGCGGGTGGCGGGCTGGCGGGTCTGCGGGCGGCGTTCATGTCTCTGAGCATCGGCGCGCGTGCCGCCCTCATCACCACAGGCGTCGGCGCCATCGTCGTTGCTCTCGGGATGCTGTCTTCGATGGGGGACAAGACGCCGCCTGACGTCAACAAGGTGACGACGTCCCTCAAGGGGCTGGCCGAGACAGGGAAGAACACCGGCGAGTCGGCGAAGGCTTGGGGCACGAACTTCGACGGGCTCAGTGAGAGCCTCTCGCGTCTTAACCCCAAGGGTTTTGACGGGTTCCTCCAGGGCTGGGCCAAGTTCCTGGGAACGGACTCGACGCAGGTCAAGACCGCGAAAGACGACATCGACTCCCTCGATAAGTCCCTGGCCGATCTCGTCAAGGGAGGTAAGGCGGACATTGCCGCCAAGGCCCTGGAGGCGGTTGGGAAGAAGCTCAAGCCGAAGGACTTCAAGGAGCTCAAGAGCAGTCTCGACGACTA